TCCTCTCAGTGTATTGATGATTGCTGTTAGTTGCTTTATTGTTGCATCTTTAATGATTAACTCAGTGGTTAGCTGTCCAACCTTTTCCTGAAAAGACGCTATTACTAAGCTTATGTCTAATTCTGAACTTATTTCTTTAGGCCTTGGTTGAACTTGATTATTTTGATTTGGAGTTTCAAAATTTGATTCAACCACGATATTTTCCTTACTTGTTGTTAGCTTAGACATTGTTTTATTATACCACCTGTTTTTCAACATTATGCAATTATACCATGCCCTTATCGTTTTAGTGGTGCATTATTCCATAAAAACAATAGAGACTATTGTAGCAGTATTTAACTTCAGATTGGTTGTGCATTTATAGTCTTGATTCAAGATCTTCAATTTTGGCGGAAAGTTCTTGAACAGCTTTGGTGAGCAGGGCTATTATTTCTGACTCCTTCCACATTACAGGAACCCAAGTAGATATGTCAAAAGCGCCACCAATTTGATCCATTGGTATACTTGTATCTTTTGGACGATAAGTTACAAGTTGTGGATTTATTTCCTCAATTTCCTCAACTATAAAACCATAAGACGAAACTAATTCACGCATACTTATTGCATTTTGAGTCCAGGGCTCGTTTGTTGTCGGATCTATATCTCCGTAATATTTTTCATTAAACGTAAATACTCTTGGCCTAAGTTGGTTGACTATTCCAAGGGCTTCGGATATGTCTTGTATATTTTTTTTAAGTTCTTTTCTTGAAGCTGGTTGAGAGATTCTTTGAACACCAGAACCAAGAGTAAATATCTGCGCATTTACTGAGTTGTTTACTGGGAATTGCCCACTTCTATAGCTAAAACCGTAATCAAGCTCCATGTTTCTTCCATAAACAGATCCGTCCGAAAGAACTCTAAACTGATTATTTATATTAATTTCACCACCCTGAAAAGAGGCAGAAGTCATAGCTATTGATGCTGTTATTGTTCCACCGGAAATCCTATCGGCATTGAGTGTTCCAGTTGTAATCTTATCTCCACTGATAGTAGTTGAACCACCATTGATTGTTGTTACAACTTCTCCAGCAGTTATTTTGGTTGACGCTAAAGCATATGCGCTGTCTGCGTCGTCTTGTGCGTTGTCCGCCTTTGATTCTGCAGTTATTGCTATGCCCTGTGCGCTAATTGCTGTCGAGTAGGCTGTAGTCGCAGTGGTATTTGCGGTATTCGCAGTGCTAGATGCGTTGTTGATTGCGTCAAGGGTTGACCCTGCCGTGATAACAACATTGCCGACTATGTTAAGCGTAGAACCATCCCAAGTTAATTTATTCCCCAAAGAAAAATCAGCTTGGCCAGTACTAAGATTTTTTGCTACATAAAAAGCTGTATTAGAAGCGCCAAAAGAACCTGCGCCATAGTAAAGTTTAGTTGCATTGATTGTTAATCCGCCTATAAATCCATCAGTGTATATATCTGACTCAAGTCCATCTATTGCCGTATTGGCTATTGTTTCTGCGTCGTCTGCGTTGATCGCATCAGTTCCGTCAGCTAGCTTTATGTTTCCTCTTACGCTTAAGGTAACACCATCCCATGTAAGCTTATCGCCAAGAGAAAACTTAGATGTGTTATCTACATAAAATGGAGTATCAGTATTATTATAATTACCATTACCAAGATAGATCTTAGCATTTGAAGATGGATCTGTTGATAATTCAGTGACACCCGTTAAGGTGAGTGTTTTCGCAGTTACGTCTCCCTCTTTCAAAACCTTAAAAGGTGCGTTAACTAACGTCCCAGAACCAAGCCAAAGATTTCCTTCACTATCAACGTGAAATGAACCAGAGTCAAATCCTCCTATATCTATACTTCCTGCAATTGTTGCGTCGTAAAAATATGCTCTGCCACTACCGTTGATAAGCCAACCTGTTGAAGCATTTGCGTAACTTCCTCCGCCAACATCTACTCCATCAAATGTTGATGACTTAATAACAGAAGTGCCACCAGCTAATGTTATCGTGTGCGCCCCTATTGTGCCAGCAGTTATTTTTGACGCAGTTAAATCTATAATATGAGCTGAGTCAATTAATGTAGTTGCAGTGGAGGCGACTATCGGAGTCCATGACGACTTATTACCACTTGTATCTATTGACTGAACTCTAGCAAAATAGATTTTTTCAGTTGTCGTGGTGGTGGTTACTCCAGTATTGGAATTTATAGCATTTGTGGATTCGGTATTTGATGGAACATCCACGGTAATTACATTTGACGCTGAAAAACCAGATAAATAAGGTGTTTGTCCAGAAATAATTACATAACTAGAACCACTTTGCTGAATGCTCTCAGGAAGATATACTTCATAATTATAGCCACGAAGATCAGCTTCATTTGAAGGATTAAAGCTGATCATAATTGATTTATAGTTTCCTACTATAACTAAATTCCCAAGATCTTGCGGTTGAGTGGCGTCAGTTGGAACAACAAATCTAATTGCACTAGCCGGATCAAGTGTTGCGTTTACGTCTGCGTTTTTTGATTTGACAGTCAGCAGATACTGCTTACCTGGTTTAAGATTTTGAATTGTTTTTTTAATTATTGCCATTATCTTATTCCGCCTATTGATGTAAATACTAACTCCGTACTCAGCTCTTGTTGTCCAAGTTCTATGTACATATTTTTCAAAAATGTAATTTTTGATATTGAAACAATATTTCCTGTTGATAAAATATTTTTATCTTCTAGTACTTCTATTTCGATATTGTAATCTTTATACTCTAAATTTGTTTTTGTATATATTACTGATTCTTGTTCATTCAAAGAAAAACAATCAATCTCAGTCCAATCAACAACTACTGTTTCTGTATCGCTAGACTTTTCTTGTCTAGATATGATTCTAATTTTAACCTTTCCATATGAAGGACCTGTTTTTGCGTGGAGTTTAATGTTTGGACCACTAAAATTAGCTACTGCTTTTGCTCCAATCTTTTGAGATATTGAATCTTTCCAATCAATACCATCATTAAAAAATGCAAGTTTATAGTAACCATTAGATTTTGAGCTTAGATTTGTTTGATATAAATCAATAGATGACGGAGTGGCATCATAAAGCCTTGGGATACTTTGGGAGTTATCGTAAGATTTTGAAGTCTCTTCTGGCAATTCTATATAAGAATATTTTTGCTTACCAACTTCCGTGTATGGAGTTGCATGAATGTATTTTAAGTAATCTTGACCATAGTAAATTGAATATTTCCCATCTAACTGAGTATCAATTTCGTGATTTTTTACTGCTTGAAAATAAATTATATTATCTACAATTTTACTCTTCGTTGGTGTTGGGGTAGATGACAATATCGTCTGATCGGAATTTGGATATTCATAAATTACAACATAAGAATGATTTTGGTCTTGTTTTATCGATGATTGATCAAATATTTTATTAATCTCATTATTTCCCAAACCAACAAACAACCAATCGTTTTTATAAATATAATCTCTAGGAGCAACAAGCGACAATCCGTCTTCTTAAAGCTGGATGGATGTATTCAAAGTTTTGTGGACTATTTAAGTTAACATCATTTTTTAAATATTTAAACCAAGACATTTTTTATATCTCCGTATAGAGTATTTCAAAATCATATTTATCTTCATAATCATCTGGAATTTCTATACTAATAGAAACATCGGTAACAGGCACTCCTCCTTGAAGTATATCAGGAGAAAACGAGTCTATAGAAATAACAACTTCATTTTGAGAATTTGTAGCTTGTTGAAGTTTTATATCTCTCCTAACTGATTCATAATCTATATCAATTGATCTTATTTTTTGAGAACCATCGATACCAGTATGACTATGTGTTGCTATTTTAACGCCATCAATTTTAGCTTCGCCTTCAGTATGTATATCCCCGGTTATAGATCCTCCAGATTTCATTAGATACTGTGGATGACTGTCAGCGCCAAGATCGTCCAGCATCGAGTGACTCGATTTCAGTGAGTTATCTGGTTGATTAATAAATAGTGATTCAAGTAAAACTGCATAATTTGGATTTGTGCTTTGTGTAACAATTCTTTCTTTTTTAACGGCTATTAGAGATAGTTGAGAAATGTAGTTTGCGTATTTTCTTCTTTGTACTATATTTTGATATAAATTTTCTATTTTTGAAGTTGTGATATTTCTTCTTTCAACAAGGTCACTAATTATTGATTTAAAATTTCCTTCTGCTACCAATAGCGCAATTACAGCTTCCTCTGACATAGTCGGAAGATCTGCTTTCATATTTGTTGTTCTTAAATCAACAGAAAAGTCTGAAACAACTTTAGTTTTAAATCTTAAAGAAGGACCTAGAAAATTATCGTAAAATACGCCACAGTTTGCGACTAAATCATTGTATAGGGATTCAAGTTGAGAATCCACTACTGTTGTTAGCGAATCTACTTTGATCGAAAAAAAAGCTTGGAATTGCGCTGCTTGTTTTTTAGTTGCTTTATCCACTTCGGCTTGTGGTATTGGTGTTGGCGCGAACGGTATGTTCTTGGCAAAGAGTTCCTGATAGTGGATCGCCATCTTGAGCCAGTAGAAGTAGTGCGAAGCGACTTGTTGTTGTGATTCATCTTCATAAGAATCACCAAAATCTCTTGCCGCAGAGAGTTTTATGCATAACGCCTCGTTAAGCAGGTACTTGACGATTTCTCTATAATCATAGAGGTGACCGAAACTAGAATTAGAAATAACATTATCGTACTCCTTAATGAATCGTTTATATCCTCTCGTGGTACCGGTTTCAGCAAACATATACTGCTGAAAACATATAAATGAAGGTCTTGGGTATTTAAGCTCACCAGGGTATCCTTCAACTTCAATCTTTGGAAAAGAAGTTTCCATTTTATTGATTTGGTCCCATACATACTTGTGAGCTTCTTCTAAGTTGGGATTATGAAGTGGATCAATGTTTACTTGTTTTAAAAGATTTTCTAAATCAAGTTTAAACTGCCTTAATTTTGTTATTGTATTGTTTATCTCCTGTCTGAGAACAGGCAAAGAGACAGAATAAGTTTGATCACTTCCGTAGGCTCCAATATTATTTTTAAGCAGAGTTCTATTCTTTTTGCCTAATACGCTAGGATCTTCATAATCAGAACCAGCGCTTGTTACGTCTGATTTATAGTCTGCGTATACGACTACCTCTGGTGATTGCTGTCCTTCAATGTTATTTACAATAGACATAATATAATACTAAAACATCTTTCTTGCTATTTTTTTACTAGAACTTTTTTTTCCAAATTTTGGTTTTAATTGAGCTGTTCTATTTACGTTTAAAATTATACCAGAATCTTTATTTGAATAATCTTCATTATCAGAAGTTGGATTTTTAGGCATGAAAAACGTGTTTGAAAATGACTCTACATTTGTTGCTACCTGACTTTTCCCGAATTCTCCGTAATTTTCAGTAATTGCCAGCAACGCCAGCATTAAAGCATCGTGTGCGTGATCTACGGCGGAACCTCCGGCTTCAAACACTGGTCTACCAGTTTGGGTTGTCCTAACAACAACATAGGATATTAACTGCATATACAACTCTTCATCTGCGACTGGAAATAGTATAAGAGATTTTTCTAAATGCTGCCTTAAATTATCAACCATATACGGTTTTATTTCTTTTTTAACTGGAAGTTTTGTATATGGATCTCTTATTTCTATTAATTCACCAAATCCGATTCCCTTCACTCTGTCTCTAAGATTTGATCTTGGATTTTCTGTTCCATATTTTCTAAGAAGTTCTACTTGCACTTCTCCATAACCCCTGTCGACATATATGTGTTTTGGTTGGAAAGAATCATTTAACTGAACAATTCTATTTACAGCGTTAGTTAAAGTGTATTCTGATTTTTGAATTTCTTCTCTATGAGCTATTCTAATTTTATTTTTGAATCTTTCTTCTTCATGATTTTGATGACATGCTTCTAAAACAACTATATTTGTTCCAGCTCCATATTTATCCCAGTCAACACCAATTGTGTAAATAGATCTTGCGGATGTTACTTCTGGAATATAGTTCCATGATGGTTCAATAAAGGCTGCGTCAACAAATTTTCTTGGATATACACCCTCTGCGTCTTCTCCCCAATCTGCTTCAATTTCGTGTCTATATCCGGCTTCTGAATACTGCTCCCTAAATTCATCTTCTTGCTCTTTTGAAAAGAATGGATTACAGTACGATGGAAACCAAAACTCTCTGAATCTTTCTGATCGACACCATTCCCAAAATCTTTCTCTTCTACCAGTTGGAGTTGACGCACCTATTAGGACCTTATCGGGTTGGTCTTCAGCGGTTTTCTGAAGCATAGCGTATAGCGCGTCAAGATCGTCGGTATGCATGTAGTCCATTTCGTCTAATACAATAACATGGGCTTCTTGACCACGAGCAACGTCTGACTTACCACCAGAACGCATTCCCGATGTAAAGAATCTAATTGTAGAACCATTAGAAAATTCAATCATAAATTGAGGACTGGTGACTTTTCTTGTTATTGAATTAGAAACTATTTCGTTTTTTGAAGCCAATCTGTTTATTTCTTGATAAATCAACTCTACTTGAGTTTTCATTGGAGCAATAACCAAACAGCGACCGTCTTTATTTGTATAACTATAGTGGAGAAGGGCAATTGCCATGCTAAAAGTTTTTCCAAGACGACGTCCTGCTCTTAGTACTTTTCTAAGAGACTGATCTCTTAAAATTAATGTTTGATATACTCTTGTTTCGGCTCCGAAGAAAATGTTTAGCCCATCTACATGGGTCTTTTGCTATGTGTATTTGTCTTTGAACTTCTGCAGATAGCCCGGCATTGAGGAGTGTATTATCTACCTCAAATGGCTCATCAACAAGAAGAGCCAATTCCCTATTGGTCATCTGCCTTTCTAGTACTGGTGATCCATCTTGCCAATTAAGGTGAGATAGTTTATTCTTAAAAACCCATTCAATTCTATTTATTTGCTTTACATATTCTGGGTTTTGTGATTGTATAATTTCAATCAGATCTTCCCTAGAAAGAGCTTCTAGTTGTTTTCTAAATTCTAAAGTTTTACTCAGCATAATCTATCCAAAATGCGCAGCCATCATTGCGCCCTCCGAACCAAGTAGCGATCTAGCATTAAGTCTACTGTTTTGTATGGCCATAACACCTCTTGCTCTTGAAGTTGCTCTGACTTCATCATCTTTATATGTTCCAAACATTCCACCATTAATATTACCCTGCATTGACTTCATGGCGTCTTTACCAAAGTTTATAGCACCCTTAACTGCTAATCCACCCAACTTAGCTAACTGATAGGCAAGGTCTGCAGCAAAGATTAAGTTTAATCCAGGAACTGCAGCCAACGCTGCTTCGCCAGCTAATGCCATTCCAACTCTTGCAGATCCTGTCTGCATTGCAAATTTTGTAGCGCCTTTAACACCAAAAGTTTTTATAAGTCCTTTTTCTGCTATTTCAGTTGCCATCATACCAGCTCTATATGTTGCCATTTCTGGAGCTAAAGAAGCCGCTAAGTGCATTTGTGGATTGATTCCTCTACTAAGGGCTAAATTCATTGCCCTGTTTGCTCCACCATCAGCTGTAAGCGCATTGGCTATTGGTCTAATCATTTTTTCTGCTGTTTCTGTCATTTGTATTGTGCCTGCACCAAATGTTTTTGTTCCTGCAGTTCCTAAAGCGGTAATCATTTCCGATCCACCACCAGAAGTAAGTATGCCTCTCATCATTGTTTGGCTATACCTGCCCCTAACGCCCTGTGACATTAAATAGCGCCTTTCCCCAAGCGTTATTCCGGGCTCCACTTTGAGCTCTATTTACAAGTGCGCCAAGTCTTGTTGTTTCTTCTGTGAAATTTAATGGATTTTTTACAAATCTACCTGTTACTGGATCTCTAACTGCAGGTAGGCGTTGTCCAACTGGTGCTTCTATTTTATTTATCAAAGCGGCTTTTGGGTTATTGTACGCAAATATTCTAGCGGTGTTTAGATCCATCTTTGGTGATAATTTACCAGCAGCTGCTCTTCTTTCTGTTTTTGCCAAAGCTCCCATTCTACCGAGCATTCCGCCACTAAATCTTGGGTTATCTTTTACTCCTATGTTTCCTATGGATGCTAAAACTCCACCCGAGTTAGGTGAATAAAAATTTCTGCCAGGTCCTGCTAAAAATTCACTTACACTTTGTTTTCTAAAAAATCTTCTTGGATCTAAAGTAAAATTGTTTTTTAAAAAACCTTTAACCAAAGGAGTTTTTCCGACCAACTGTTCTTTGTGTATTTAGTAATCTTTGACCTCTTCTAGTTGTTCTTCCAAAAATATTTGTTCCACCGACAAATTGATTAGCACCTACAGATGGGTTTGGAAGAAGTTGGCCTCTTTGAAACGTACTAAATTTACTTCTAGCTCCGTGGTCCTATTCTCTTACCATTCCTGAGGCGATTTCTTATTCTACCAACATCATCACCAATACCACCTTGTAATAATGTATTCTGAGCTCTAAATGCAGCAAAGCCTCCGAGAGTAATTGGGTTAGTTGCTCTAGTAAATTGGGCAAAACCTTCGCTTTCCAGCATGCCCATCATTCCTGGTAGTTGTGCTTGTTCCGGGATTACCTGAGATGGATTGAAGGAATCACTGTATGGATTCATCAATCCATACTCATCGTAAGCTCCTCCCGCTGCGCCTAATACATCAGACACTTTATCCGCCCCTTCTTAGGTTATGCATCCCAAGAACGATGTTTCCATCTGCGTTAAGTTCTTGCGCAGTTTGAAGTGAACTGTTTCTTGAGCTATAAAGATTTCCACCGTAACTCATATCTCTATTTAATTTTCTATTTCCAACATATGGCGATTCTCTAAAAAATCTTTCATTTCTATTTATGTATGCGCTAGACGCTGCTGCAAAAATCCCAGCACCTATTCCTGCACCTATAAGTGCTCCGCCAATTCCACCGCCTAAAGTTCTTGTAACTGGAGAAAGTAGATTATCTGCTACTGTAGATCTTGCGCCGGCTGCAAGCAAGTTGCCAGTTGTATTGCCGGCTCTAGCTGCTGCTCTTACTCCACTTTTTCTACCAACATAAGTTCCAATTCCACCTCCAACAATAGCACCAAGACCCGTCGCTGCAGCTGCTGTTGTTCCAGCAGCACCTCCGGGCATCATTGAGTCAACAACTGCGCCTGGAGTTAGCTTTCTACCTAAAAATGACTCATCTGCGTTTGGGTCACCAAATGCAACATCAAGCGCTGCGTCCCTTGCTGCTGGCAGAGCTTTAGATGCCATCCCGATTCCAGCAGCTGCGCCAATAATGCCTATCGCGCCAGCCTTTGACGTAGCGCCCCTATAGGCAGCTGCCCCAGCTCTTGTTAGAAGTCTTCCTAGTGCCATTGTTAACCGCCAAATAAATGATTGTTTTTATCAGGACCCATAGAAGTATGGTTTATTTTACTTATATCTAAATTACCAACGACACCCGCAGTAACTAGTGGATCCTTTCTTCTAGAAGCCATTTTTTGAGAAAATAAAGCCTCTTGTATTCCGTATGGTCTTTTGCCAGATTCAACTGGCATAGGACTCATAGTACTGTCGTAAACTTCATTTTCGTTTTTTGAACGAGCTATCTTTCTTCCAATTACAACTGAGGCAACAGCTAAACCAGCCAAGTAAATTTTATTTTTATTTGCTTTCATAAAATTTTGACCAGCAGCAAATGCTGTATCTGCTGCTATTTGACCAGCAACGCCACCAGGTTGTGTAGCTATTTTTGTAGCATTTTGGCTTATCGCCGTAGCTAACGACGCACCAGAGTCTGCTACTGTTGCGGTTGCTTCAGCGGAAGGCCTTCCCGCTACAGCTAAGGCTTCTGTAAGATTTGATAATGCTGCCTGGTCCGCGGCATTAGTGGTTGCAACTCGAGCTGCATCATCCATTCCGGCTGCTTCAAATGCTGCGTCTACGACTTTGGTATCTGCTTGTGGAGATAAAACTGCTCCTACTACGCTACCTTCTTTGTCTTTAATATATTTCACAACTCTAGAAACTCTATTTTTTTGGAGTAAGTCGTTCATTGTAGAGTTTAATTCTACTCCGCTTAACTCCTGAGACAGTCTAATGTCTTTAGAAGCCTGTCCTTGAATCTTCATATAAATGATTCCATCTTCTTGGATTTCTCCAGCTACTGTAGATACGTAGTTTGCATACCTTTCTCCAGCGCCGGCCACTTTTTCATCCAGCATAGCTGCTCTTTGCTGGACGGTATAATTATTTAATGGATCAAATATGTCACCAAGGCCATACTTTTCATATGAACTTGCAAAAGTTCCAGCTTCTTCTCCAAAAATTACTTTCATCATTGCATCAAAATCTGAAGTCATCGATGTTGCTATGTAAGGAAGGTCTTGTCCAGCGATTTGACTATATCTTCTAACTTGAGTGCTTATTACCTGATTTGCTAAATCGTTATATGCTTCTGTAGTTAAACCTTGAGGAGAAAAAACTAAGTTTGTTGTTTCCGGCATTACCACGTTGGGTATAGAGCCTTGAACGTGTGATTCATAAAATGCGTTAAGGGCACGCGCTTCTTTTGATAGGCCGGCATCTGTTAACTCTGCTATCCTTACTCTTCTCCCACTACCTATGTCTATACTGAGATTCATCGCATCATCTGCTAGCATTGTTATTTTTTCCGAGCTTTTTGCTGGAGCACCAGGGCCTGCTGTCATTCTTATGTATGATTTTGGTGTAAATGTATTTGTATAGGTTTTTGCGCCTTTTGTAACTGTCATTGTTAAATCTGGAAACAAATACTCGGAACCCTGAGCCATGGCATAATACACTGGGGATACATCTGCTAATTGCGTCATTGCACTCACGAGATCTTCTCCACCTAAAGATGTTACGCCAGTTAACTCACCCGATACATCCATGAGTCTTGCACCTATTGCCGCTGTTGCTTTAGACCTTGCTACGGCGGAAACTCTTGACCTTGCGTCAAGATATCCGTATGGTAAACCAGCGTCCAAGACTGCTTGTAGATAGGCATCTGTTCTAGTTGCACCGGTAAGGGCTCCTGCATTAAGAAATGGAATTCTAGATTGTAATAAAGTTATATCATCCTGAGCCAAGGCCTCTTCGGCTAAGACTCTATTAAAACCAACTCTCGCTGCAGAAGCTGGGTCTGCCTCTACCAATGCTCTTTGTTGATCATTCATTCCATAAAATAAACCAGTAATACTATTAATAGACTTAAGATTTTCAAAAGTTGTAAGATTTGGAGCAACAGCGCCGACATTTTGTACTTTTGATATATTTCTAATCATTTGATTAAATTCAGTGTGCTGAATATTTCTAAGCCCAATATCAACAATGTCATTGTTTGCTATATTGTATTTTGTTACTGTTCCTATTGGTTTGCCAACCTTATCTAACATTTCAAAATCTTGAACAACTGCGTTTCTTGCAGCGTTTACTTTACCCTGAATTAATTTACCAACAGCGTCTTCGTCTCCCACATCCAATATTTGACCAGTAGAATAAGATTTAAACTTGTATCCGCCAGCGCGATCAGATCTTGTTGGTTCCTGATAGAATACAGAACCTATCCTATTAACACCTTCCTGTAGTTCACTAAATGGTTCAACCATTCTCGATGTTATTCTAGCTCCGAAGAAGATCTCTTGCTTCTTGTTCGCTAACTGCTATTTCTATTAACCTTCGTCCTATTTTGTTTTCCGAAACGAATTTAACAGCTTCATCCGAAAGACCCTGTATATCTGCAACATTCGTAACTGGAGTTACTGCGCTACTTCTTCTCATCTTAGATCTGATAAACGCAGCAAAATTTGAATACTTTTCTGATGCTCCTCTTAAAAACCCTTTTTGCTCTAATGCTAAATCTATTTGACCTTGATGTTTTTCTAATAACTGTTGCATAGCCATGTCGTCTATTGTTCCAGTCTGAAAACCAGCCGTTGGAAAACGTCTTATATGAAGTTTTCCATTGTTTACAAAATGAGAAACATATGATGTCAAAAATGCATCGACTTCTCCAGTGTGAGTTCCCCTACTGGAAACAAGATTAAAAAACTCATCAAGTCCAGAACCTTGTTCTTCTAATAAATCAAGAAAGTTTGTATTTAGAAGTATATTTTCTAATGACTCTATTCCCTTTTTGCCAACTATCATTTCTGGATCTATAGATAGAATCGATGCATAATATTCTGAAACTAATCTTGCTGCATTTTCGTCGATGCCCTCAATGCCACTTACTACACCCTGAACAGTGGAAGATATCTTTTCTCTGTCTATTTGCATTGCGATTTTTAGTGTATCTAGTGTGTCTTGCGCAAAAAATGGATCGCGCACATTAGATAATCCAGCTCTCTTAAACGTGTATTCTTTTTGTAGCGCTTTTACTTCTCTAGCTAAATCAGAATCTTGATTAATATAAGAAGGAAGTGATTTAATTGTATCTGATAATTTATCAATGTCAAAGCTTAGTGCGTTATGACCTTCGACTATATCCACTCTCCCTACAATATCATCTTGACCAAGAAACATTTTTAACATATCTCTTAAATCTTCAAGAGCAATTTGGCCATTGCCCTCAAGTGCGGACATCGCTCTTTGAAACTCTGGGCTATTTTTTGCTGCCTCTTCTGTTAAACCCATTTCTGACATCATTGTTGCAACGGATAATGGTTGAGCTTTACCTTCCACAAAAGCGTGTGCTAAATCCATTCCAGTTGACCTAAAGTGCTTACTGGCAACTACTTCAGGAGCTGACTCAAGTTTTGTTGTTCCATCCTTAAATACTCTTTCAACCCTTTTGACTATGGCATAGTTTCTAACTCTTGCCTGCGCTGTTAATCCAGTTGTTTCAGTGTCATATGTTAAAACGGTTCTAAGAACTCCCTCATCTGGTATATTTTCTAAATTAAAACCGAGATAATTTACGACATTTTCATCAACTACTTTAAGTCTTTTTGTTCTTTCAGCTAAATTTTTTAATGAAATTGGATTTCTTAATCTACTTCTACCTATTGATAAATCACTCGGAGTAGTTGCATGTTCTTTGATATTGAAGTTTGTTCTCAACAGCGAAAGCATCTGTGGGTGAATGCCCTGTCCTGCTTTAACGGAATCAAATAAATCAAGAGAATATCTAGCTAAATGCCTATAAGCGTTTTCTGAAGAAAGTGATAAACTTGGAAATCCAAATTGCTCTAATATATTTTGAACAGGAACGATTGTTCCCCTATAGCTATCAACTATTGTATCGGCTGCTTGTCTATTTAATACAGTTAGGTCTATATTTTCTCTTTGTAAGAGCTCCAAGATTTCATCATTAACAGCCTGATCTCCTCCAACGCTTTTCAAAATCTCTAATCTTTTTTGAAAAGCTATTGAGTGCTTGGTGGAGTCCCTTAGAGCTTGTTCGTATTGAACATAAGTTTGTAGACCAACTGATTCTCTACCAGCAAAAAATGTGTCAGGTTGAAAACCCAGATTGTCCATTAAGTCTTGTTGAGTTATCGCTCGTGGTTGCAATCCTCTTGGTGCAGCTTTTCTTTCTGCTGAAACGTTTTGAGTCCTAAAAAAGTTTTTGGATATTTCGTTGAGTTGGAATGGGCTAACTGGTTTTCTCGCCATTGTTTGGCCCTTCTATTTGCTTTGTGTCAGCCTCTGAATCAACTATGTAATCATCCACATCATAAATACCAAGTTTTCTCTTAATCAGTTTCTTATTTTCGATTTCTATGGATTGAACTTTATGTATTATTTCAGATATTGTTTGAGCCGTATCAAGTTGAATTTGACCAGTCTTTGCCCTAGCTTCTCTTGTTGCTAAAAGTTGATTTCTTAAATCTTTTCTTCTTTTATGCAGTCTGTCTTCAAGCTCAACTGCAAGATGTAGTTCTTTTTTGAAAATTGGATTTCCGATCTTTATCTATTCCAATGATATTTTCTTGGATAAAATGTTCTTTAGCTAAAAGTTTTGTTTTTCTAAGATATTGAACTTCTTGATCAACCAAATCTCTTACCATAGAAACTTCTACTAAGTTTTCTGGACTAACATCTAACTGTTCCATATACTCTGCAGTGAATTGTGAAACCATAGACATTTCTATTGGGCATGATTTGCCATGAGGAGCTAGGTTTTGTTGTAGTAGTGGACATGTTGACGCAAATATACACTTAGTTGATTCACACCTCATTGGTATCGATGAAAACATTGAGGTTCTCATTTTTTGCGGCCTTACAAGATCAACGGCTTTTTGCTTGTCTTCATCAGACCATTCAACTGGAAAAAACAAATCTGGTCTTAGTGATTCAAATTTATCTAAAAAATTATTTTTTTCATCAAATTTATCTATTTCATTTGCCATTGAAATCAATCCATTCAGATTTAATTAATCCTTCATTTGTATATGTTTGAATCATGCAGCTTTTGCAGCCGAGGACAATAATATTCCTGGACATGAAAAACTTCTTTTGAAGATGTGGTTTCTTTAGATTCAATAACATCTTCGTAAACAAAGTTAAGCTGATGATTGCACCTGACGCACTGCATTTTACATTTCTTCCAAAAGCCTAATTAAACCTTTTTGTAGTTTTTCTTGGACCTGAATATCTTGAGCAGCATTTACAAACATACTAATTTCCCTCATCTCATTTGGGGATAGGGCGGAATTAATTATGTATCTTGCACCTTTACAAACATCGCAGTAAATTTCTTTACCAGAATTTTTTATTGGAACACAAGAACACTGTTCGATAATACCAAAATGCTCAAGCGCTTCTGCGAGATCAAACCATTTATTTCTAAAGAGCTTTTTTGTTTGCTCTTTATATGCTCTTAATTTATATTGATCATCAGAAAGAAGCGTGCCCATATCTAAAGCTTGTTTCATGAGATCGTTTATTGTTTTATACAGGAAATTCGGTAGTTCGAAATCACCATTTTGATTTATATAACTTTTCCAGTCATTCATAATTTTCTCCAAACATTTTTACATTAAACATATTATAACAAATTATTTTTATTACAGAGTAGATCCTCCAGATGATCTTGGTGTTATTCCATTACTTCCAGAAGAACGAGAATTTCTACCACTCATATATCGACTGGCTAAACCTACTCCACCAGCACCCATTGCAAATTTTCCGGTTCTTGTTCCGGCAGCATTGCGGACGCCTCTTGCCATTGATCCAGTTGCTCTACCAACAGTTCTGCCACCAGCTAATATTCTTGATCCGCGTTCCAGCCGCGCCGGCCATCATAGATCCCATTCTAATTCCAAATGGCATATTATTCTACTCCTATGATGGGGCTATTTTGACTACCCTTAACGCCTCTATATCCCAGATAGCCTAGCCCAGCTGCTCCAATTGCAGCTGTTTTTCCGGGGTTATTACCCGCAGCGGTCATTGTTCTACCTACACCAGATATCAGTCTTGAACCCATTCTAACCGCAGCAGATCCGGATGCGGCTGCTGAACTTTGCCCATATCCTGTAACAATTTGACCGTACTGAGCAACAGTACCACCAGTACTTTTGGCAATGCGGCCAACAGACCTAACTGCACCAGATGATCTACCAACCATCCTACCTAAATAACCAAGTGGATTACCTGATGGCATAAATATTTAGTACATCGGGTAGTTTTGGCTACCGCGTCTTTTATAGGCCATTGCACCACCTAAGGCAGCAGCGCCGCCCATAGTTCTTCTGGGATAATTACCCATTGTTCTCAGCACGTTTGAGGCGCCCCTAGCACCGAGGTAAGCCCATGCGCCCAACGGCATTAGATGCTCCATGCAGACCTCCGGCAACTTTTTGGGCCAAAGAACTATTTTGTCTAAACATGTTTATACCCGATGACACCATTCCGCTTCATTGAAATTGCTCCTAACTAGTCTTATTGGTCTATAGTAATATTATTTTTCAATAGACTTGGCTTTTGAAGGTTTTTTTAAAGTAAACACAAAATCGTCTTCTTCTAAAGTATATGATATTTCAAATATAGTTCCACGAGGTGGTACTGATTTAATTAAAATATCAGCAAGTTGATCTTCCATTTTTTCCCTTCTAATTTGAGCCAACCCTCTAGCACCCTTTACTGAGTCAATGCCTTTTTCTAAAAGAGCATCAATTACACTATCGGTGTAGTTGATGCTGTAACCTTTTTTAGATAATTTATCAATTATTACAGACATTTCTAATTCTGCTATTTTTTGCATGTCGGTTTTAGACAAATGATTAAATACCACAATTTTATCTAATCTATTTATAAACTCTGGTCTAAAATGCTTTCTTACTGCGTCAAGAGTATTTTTATTAACCATTTCGTGCGGTGGCATTTCTTTTGTTCCATGCTTCATGCCAACATTTCGCGCAAAACCAGCTCCACCACTCAGCAGGAAGTCAACAGTTTTTTCATTACCAAGATTTGTTGTCATGATAATTATTGTATTTCTGAAATCTACCCTTTCGCCTTTACCGTCGGTCAGTATTCCATCTTCAAATACGCGAAGAAAAGTATTCCACATATCTTGATGAGCTTTTTCCACTTCATCTAATAAGATAACAGTGTGTGGATATTTCTTGACTTGATTAACCAACTGCCCACCTTCGTCATGGCCAACATATCCAGGAGGAGAACCAATAAGTTTTTGATTTTCATGTTTATGTTGAAATTCTCCACAATCGATTCTGACTATTGGATACTCCTCACTAAACATGTATTTATGCACTAGTGTGGCTAGATGTGTTTTGCCAACGCCAGATGCACCTGCAAAAAGGAAAATTCCCAAAGGTCTATTTTTATCATTTAGTCCGACTTGGGATCTTTTTAGCGCTGAAACAACTGAATTAATTGCTTCCTGTTGACCGATTACATTAGCTTCCAAGTAATCTTGGAGACCTAAAAATTTTTGTCTAGTTATCTTTTTTACTTTTTGTTTAGTTTTGTCTTTAATTCTTTTATCAAACTTCGACTGTAGGTGCTTTGCAATTTCTGACTCAATGGCAGATAAATCATTTATATCTTTTATGTCTTTATCATTAATATTTTTTGCGTAAGCAAGTTCTATCCATAAATCGATATCTATGCCAGGATTTAGCATGACGCATCCGTGATACATTGCGTCTATACATCTTTCTGCAGCTTCCCTAGACATCATGCGTAGAGATTCTGTTATTTCTGGTTTAACGTTGTAAATTACATTCTCTAAGACTGCAAGTTTAAAATCTTTTGGTGCTTTATTATCTAGCTCTTCTATTAGAGAGTCAATACTTTCGGGGTCCAGCACTTTATACTTGACATAAGTTGCTAACTCTGGAACATAAATCTGGTAAAGTTTCATTATTTTACTTCACCCCCTAGATGACGGAGATGTAGTAAATAGTAACCTCTATACTTAGTATATGCTGTTGTGGGAGTAACTAGAAAATAATACTCTCTAGTATTTAAGTTTCTCCCGTAAAGACATTATAGCAACCCGTGTCAAATAAAATCAAGAAATATTTTTTCTTGTTTGTATTTTTTCAATTGAAGGACATTTTTCAATACAAGGACCAGCAATTTTCCAAATTGCCAATAGTTCATCAACTGTATTTATTCTGCCTAACATTATTCTTGCTCTTGTAAAATCCAAATGCAGTTCAACGTTATATTTATTTTTCACTTTTATTCTCCTTGCGTTTTGCAGATCTATTATACCACCGTATGCATGTAGTTATTGAGTGTGTGAGTATGCTATAATTTATGCCATGGAAGAATCTAAATCACTTGATATAGCAATTGCACAACTAGACCGTCAGTTTGGTCCAGGAACTGTTATGAAACTTGGTAATTCTGACCACCAGCAGTGGCCATCGATTCCTACTGGAGCTCCAACTCTAGATAAAATTCTTGGTATTGGCGGTCTTCCCAGGGGAAGAATTGTAGAAATATACGGGCCAGAATCTTCTGGTAAGTCAACATTAGCACTTTCTGTAGTCGCAGAAGCACAAAAACAGGGTTTGCGCTGTGCATACGTAGACGCAGAACACGCACTAGATCCAAGTTATATGATCAGTTTGGGCATTGATTTAGATGAATTGTTATTGGCTCAACCGCATTATGGCGAAGAAGCTTTGGAAATTGTAGATAAACTAGTTAGAACAGGTGAGATTGGACTCATTGTTGTTGACTCAGTGGCGACACTTGTTCCAAAAGCAGAGTTAGATGGTGAAATGGAAGCAAATCAGATGGGTTTGCAGGCAAGAATGATGGCAAAAGCAATGCGTAAAATTACTGCATTGGCAAATGAGAGCAAAACTCTTGTAATTTTCATTAATCAAATGCGAAATAAGATTGGAATTATGTTTGGAAATCCAGAAACCACACCAGGTGGTATGGCTTTAAGGTTTCATTCCTCTGTTCGTATTGATCTTCGTAAGAAAGAAGATATAAAAGACAAAGAAGGTAATGCTGTAGGTATTACAGTGAAAGCCAAGGTTATTAAAAATAAGATGTCTCCACCATTAAAGGTGGCAGAGTTTGATGTTTATTATGGAAAGGGCGTTGATTTGGTTGGATCTTTACTTGATCTAGCTATTCAAAGCCAAATTTTTATCCAAAAAGGTGCATGGATTTCACACAATGGTGAGAATTATGCACAGGGTAGAGAAAATGCCATCAATAAGTTAAGACAAGATGAAAATCTACTTAAAAACATCAAGGATCTTATTTTTAATGAGTCCAAGTAACGTAGCCAATTCGAATTATGGGCTTGACCCACAGCCTTGTCCAGATTGCCCCTATCCAATGAATATTCTTGTAGTCCCACTATCTCAAAAAGATGGTATAGAACACTTCTCTGTTACCTGTAGAGAGTGTGGAGATTCTTGGAGTGAAACCATTGGAGATGAGGAATAACATGAGAATTGTTGACGAAGATGAGATCTTTTACTTTAATTCTGGTGATGACATTAGAATGTCTTTTTCTCGTATTCAAACGGTGTACAATACAGAGTTTAAGAGTAACCTAAAGTTCAATACTGAACAGCTAGAACTCTTTTTTCGAAAAAATGAAGAATAATTGTTGCGAAATTCGCCGCCAAAAATTATTTTTTATTTTTTAACAAATTAAACGGTACTATAATAGGATAATCTCCTATAGAAGGATTATATGGAATTCTGGGAAATGCTTCGAGAGTATCTTCGGATCTACAAATCCGGAATTATTAGATCCAGAGTATTCACCAAGTGCTTTCAACGGCGAAGAAATCGATAAGTATAATATTATCGTTACCGCTCATGCTAAAGATGATGATACATTGGTCGTTAGCTTATTTCCGGTAGACCAGTGGGATATGATAACTTCTACAGCCAATGATTTAGACATGGCCGTAGAAGATATCATACGTGGATTAGGTCCCAATGAAGTTAAACAATATGAAATCAGTTCAGATGACTGGAATAATTTCTTTATTGATAATGGTTTTATAGATGACGTTGAGTTTGATGAAGATGACGAAGGTTTTATTTAACCTGCGTTAGACAACATCTTGATGCTTCCAACTTCATCCAATAAAGAAAGTCTACCATAGACTCCATACATTATTACACCGTATGCCTCAAGGGCATATCTGGAATTAAATTGTGGAGATCTTCTTGTTGGTATACAGTAATTGTTTAATCCAGTTTTTCTAGCTCTAAGATGATTCTTAGAGTAGAAGTTCCAAATCTTGGTCTTTTTGTGGACTTGTGCGATTTTTGGATTATCAATATTTTGGTAATCAAACCAATCATGGTTAATAAAGACCGCCCCATCAAAAACAATGCCCTTATCTAAAAAGAGTTCATAAAGATATTGACAGTCGTCGCCCAAGCCGATAAAGGTCATATGGCTATAATCAGCTTCTAGATAGGGCTTAAGCTTTAAATACATCTTCTTAGCCCTTGATCGTAGGAACAGATTATCCTGTGATCTATCTTTTGGATCCTTTTCAAATAAATAATCTATAACGATAACATCATGTTCCTTTGTAAAGAGAGATAAGAATTGATTCTTACCAACTGACTTTGTCAGTTCTTCAGATATTAACAGTAGTTTCTTTTTATCGTTGTTTTTCACATTTTTCCTTTGTGTGTTTGGCATTAGTGTGTGGGATAGTTTATAAAAGAATGGACTTTTACCACTCGTGATTACCGTAGCTGTCTGAGTCATAGTCCCAGTCATTGTTAGCATACTTGGAAGAACCGGTGTATTGTTTTACACTGGAGCTATAGATATCCTCTAGATCCATGAGCTCGTTATAGAGCTGTTCTTCGTGGATTTGTATGTTCTTTTTCTTGCGGCCCATAGTGTTTATCCTCCTGGGTGTTGTGTGTTGTTTATTGCGACCAGGACACTAGCAGGTGATGTGGTGTCTTGCAACCTTTTGGAGAGAAATTTCTAGATTTTTTGTGGCGACTTGTATAAGGGTATATAAAGAAGCCTATATGTATAAAAAATAGGGGAAAAATATTTTTAGACAAAGCCTTTTTACGAAAACCTATATAATCTCATATAAAATTCTTAACCTATATAAAATTAGAAAAATTTCAAGTGGGGTATTATTAATCTATGCGTAGTAGGATATTTTTAACTAGCCTACTACCATATACCCATATATTTATATAAATTATTCCTCGCATCACAACAACTACCCGAGGAGGTAATCCGATGCTGTCACAAACCGAATTCAACAAGCGCCTGAACAAGGCCAAGGCCACTGGAACTAAGCACGGCAAAGCTGCTGGTAAGACCATCCACAAGACGCGAGTCACTGTGGCTCAGTCTACTCAGCTTGGCGCTGCTTACACCATCGCCGTCGTTAAGAACACCGCCAAGAACTGGTAGTGTTCTCCTTAGACACCCCCGTAAGGGGGTGCTCTTTGGATTTTATATTGTATATAAATTATGGCCTGCAGACAATTCCGTCTGCCTAACACCCTAGAAAGGGGTACCGCAATGTTCCGTTTCCGGAAGAAGAAGGATACCGTACCGACGTTTTTTCTCGAATGTGAAGTTGTGCGCACTAAGAATGCGCTCATCGAACGCTACTTCGAGTTGAACGACCAGAAGACTGAATTGGAGAACGAGATGTCTGCTATTACAAAGACTCTCGGTCGTACACCTTCACGTGTGAAGGATCCTTTCATGTCGTCTGACGAGAAGGTACGTTACCTTTACAGCTGACCTTGCCAGCTCCTACTACACCATCGTAAGATGGTTGTAGTTTGGATTTTATATTTATATAAATTATACCCTGCCACATTCCCTAGTGAGAGGAGACTCACATGTCATACTGGCAGGCCTACAAGAAGGTCTTCAAGACGAACATGACGCTTTTGGGCGTCATCGTTTCCTTGGGCTGCGTTCTTTTCGCAGTTGACTCGCTTCGTAAGAAGCGCTAGTCCCATCACATCTTCACCCGTAAGGGTGGAGCTCTGTGAGATTATAACTATATAAATTATTCCATGCGCACTTTCTCGAGAAAGGAGACTTCGATGCGTAGCAAGAAAGAGCAACAGGCTCGACTTGCGGAATTGCGTAAGAAAGCTGAAGCCACTGGCACCCGCCACGGCGAAGCTATCCGCAATGCACGTATCACGACAGGCCAAGCCGTTCAGGCTGCAGCCGTTACGTCGTGGTCGTACCTCCGCAAGACGGCAGCCAATGCCTGAATGATTCCCGGCCCGAAAGGGTCGGGTTTCATTTTTTGATATAGATATAAATTACTGCGTGGGTCTGGGCAACCCACATGTCTTTGCGACCCACATGGTGGACTATTTGTGCGATCCGTTTATGGACCTCTAGTCACAGTACCTTGTACCGCACGACAAATGCTCTGGCACTCTCTGGCGCTTCGGCGCTGGAGACTGTCAGTTTATATTTATATAAATTACACACTTGGTCACATTCGTTGTCGAAAGGAGACATCGTGGCTTATCAATCCTGGAACACTGGCTGCAAGTTTGAAGGTTGCAGCGTTTATCTGCGTGCTGGTCAAGGG